TTTGTCAAACCATCGGTAGTGATGTAGTTTAGATAGCTCTCGCCCTTAATCTCTACAGGCTGATCTAATGTGGCCTTTTTACCGTTAATAGCAACAACTCGACCGCCTAAAACTTTGCCGGCATAGTCATTGTCCGCAACCTCAATAATGTCACCCGGTAAGTGCATCAAACCTTGACGGCCAACGGTAAATGTAATCGTGCATTGCTCAAGACGAGATGTCTCCAATACCCATTTACCATATCTGTGCGCTTGTCCTCGGCTTGTACAACCAAACGCCGTCATTTTTTTGACGTTGTAGCCGTAACGGGCAATCATGCTATCGTCAGCAACGTACTCAATCGCTTTTTGATACATGTTGCGCTCGTCCGCATACTCAACCTCAACAGCGGTAAAAATCGCCTTACCTGCGGCATATTGACGGGTAAATTTGCCGTCTTTTACGTTTGATTGAGAGTACAAGCAAACAGGGTCAGCCGGTCTGTCTTGGATTGCGGTAAATTGCGTGCCGTCCCAAACGGCGATCGCGCGGAAAACGGACGCCATGTCAGACAGTACGTTGTATGCCTCACGTTGCTCGGTGATCCATAGATTAGATACCATCCGAGGCTCTTTGCCGCCGTAACCGTCATCAACTAACTCATCGCAATATTTTGCGATCTCATAAAGTTGGAATTTATCAATCCCATAATCCCCAATGCGTAGGCCCAAGCCAGCTAATTTGTTGGTGATGAGGTCGTAAAAAATCCATGCGGGGTTATTTGTCCAACCTAACTTCCAATCGCCTTTCCAGATGCCGTTAGCATAGGTTCGATTTTCTGGGTCGTACGTTGACGGGATTTTAATGATCCGCCCGTAAAGTAAAAAGTTTACGTTTGGGAAATTTGGTGTATAGCGAGAGTCAGCTTTAATGCCGACTAGTGCCATGTTTGGATAATTGAGCTTGGTGTCAATTATCTCTGTGTAACTCACCCAATGAGTCGCATTTTGTAAGCGTTGGGATTTGCTGTCATCGGTGATTCGCTCCACCGTAACTGTAAATGGTCTTGGTGGCAAATCGTCAATAATGTAATTGCGGTAAAAACGAGATGATGATTTACCGTAGATTTCGTATGCGCCACGCGCTTGTCCATTAATCAGCACACGGAAATTGACTGCGGTCTCGTTTGTGTCGCCTTGGTCGTTTTGGCTAAGTAGCGCATTAACGCCGATGGTTAACCGTAAACGTGTCACATCAGGATCGATGACTGAGCGTGTAATAGGGTGTTGCTTTTTAACCTCGGTACCGACAGATACCTCACGCTCAGAGCCCTCAAAGCCTTTTAATACCGGCTGATCTTGCGTGCCGAGCGTGTATTGCACCTCAATATTTTTAAAGTTAAAGCTATCCTCATCCTTATCATCAACGCCGCTCTCGTTTTGGATTGGCGTGTTATCAAAATAAGTCGACTTCCACCAGTTCACGGAGCCTTTAATTGGGCCAAGTGAGATTAAGCCGATTGCTCTCAATCTCTGTGATGACAAAAGCGAGTCCGCTGCCTCTCTTGGTGTATGTCCGCCGCCGCTTGCTTTACCGCCCATAAATCAATCCTCTTAAAAACAAAAACCGCACTCTTTAAAGTGCGGTCAAATTTAACTGCGTTTTCCGTGCCGTTTTCTTTCTTCCGGTTTAACCGGTGGTGGCAAGTCATCAAATGTCTCAATACCTTGTGAGATTAAAACAAAACTTGTCAGCATCTTGCCGTACAATAACGGGATAGGTCGCCCTTGCGGTGTTAAGTTCCGGATGTTGCTAAACGAGGTACTTTGCTTTTTCTCGCCATCGTCATATTTGTTGTTCATTTCAGGTGGCTTGGTTAACAATCCAACAACGCCGGATAGAGCCATTGATACCCCAGCCGCATACATTGCCGTAACCATTGGACCACTCAGATAACCAAAAGGATTGATATAAGCTATAGCAATCAATACCGCTCCGACGATCATCTGTAAACCTCCGCCCCCCTTACCGGCACCGGCAACAACAGGCGTAAAATGCACTGTGCAATCATCCTTTAAATCAATAATAGGGTTAGCTTTTAATTGCTCCTCAGATAGATACTTACTACCAACACGCACCTTGTAATAGCCGTGCCGTAAGTGTTGTCGCAATCCTTTAATTTGCGTTAGCAATCCACTCATCAACTCTTTAAAATTGCCAACATCAAGCTCTAACGGCTCATCTGCAAATCGTTTAAGACTGCCGTAAAATTTAACTTGTACCATTCGCTATATCTCCAGATCGAATGTGTGTTATTAAGCCAAAATCCCCCGTAAGGCACGCGAGCCGATAAGCGATCTTGGCTGTGATGTAATATCGTTTGATTGCCGAGATAAATCCCGGCGTGATTTGCCACATTCGCCCCGACTTGGATCATCACCACATCACCAAGCTGGATATCGTCTTCTTGCATGAGCTTGTAAAAACCAAACCGCAGTAAGTTATCCTCATACAGATTTTTTTGCTCAAACCAGTTAAACGGATATTCAACGTCATCAGGAAAATCAGCGCCGGCAAGCATATAGCAGTCAAGCAAGATATTTCGGCAGTCTTGTTTGTTGTTTTCAAACTGTCGCCCGAGTAGCGGTGGGATGTTACGAAATTGCTTAACCTCTCCACCAACTACAAGCCAAAAATCCAAATCTAACCGCACTTGGCATTCACGGTCGGCCGTTGATAGGTAGGGCAATCCCTTTTCCTCAGCGCTGTCGGGGTGAGAGTGGACGAGAGCGACAATATGCCCAATTTCCTCGGCTGCGATAAATTCTTCCGGTGCAATCTCGAAATAACGAATCGGATCTGCCGCCACGTTTTCACACGGGATATAGCGATTTTTCTTGCCATCAAAAACAACAAAACCACATGATTCCTGCGGCTTACACTGCTCGGCATGCGCCAATATCTCTTGTTTTAACTTGTTATCAATCATAAAAATAAACATTTTTGTTAATTATTGCTTGACAATATAAACATTTTTGTTTATACTTTCCTTATCTTAAAACGAACGGAGGATATTTTGAAACAAAGTGAGTTTTTAAGATGGCTGAAAGCTCAAGGTGTAGAGACAAAAGAAGGTGCGAACCACATCAAGCTATACCTAAATGGTAAACAGTCAGTTCTACCGCGACACCCTGCCAAGGAGATAGCAAAAGGAACTGAACTAGCCGTTAAAAAGCAATTAGGTCTTAATTAAACAACGCCCTCGAAAGGGGGCGTTTTCTAAAGAGGTTTACTATGTTATATCCAGCGAAATTTGACAAAGAAGAAAGCGGTCTTTATGCCGTGTCTTTCCGCGATATTCCGGAAGCTATCACCTGTGGCGATAACTACGAAGACGCAGTAAGAATGGCAAGAGATGCCTTACTTACTAGTATGGATTTTTATTTTGAAGATCACCGAAAAGTTCCATTGCCAAGCCCGCAGCAAGAAGATGAAGTATTAATTGAGTTGCCGGCAAGCGTCTTTGCTAAAGTGTTACTGCTTAATGAGATGATCGACCAAAACGTTTCAAATGCTGAATTAGCAAGACGTATTGAAGTTAAGCCGCAAGAAGTTCAGCGCATAACCAATCTTGAACACAACACAAAGATTGATACGATTGCTCGGGCAATTCATGCGCTGGGTAAGCAGTTTGAATTACGGGTAGTTTAATTCCCGTACTGCGTTGTACTCGGAAATCCACCAAAAGGCAAAACCGCATTTTCGCCAAAGCGTAATTTGCAACCCTTTATGCAATGTGAGCACTTATCCTTTTTTTTGTCATAAGTTGGATTATCAAACTCATCCGCCACTGGTCCACCGGTATAACCGCACTCGGGTGAGCGATACTGCCAAATACAAGTATCGGAGGTAATCATCAATAACGGGATTTTTGCATTATCTGTTTCAGCCGGTGATGCCAACTCGAAGACAGCACGCTCATCATCAAGTGATTTTAATTGCTCAATGATGTAGTAACTTACGCTTTCTTGTCTCGGGTCTGCCGTTGGATTTACACCGCCCGGAAAGTTTTTGGCATCCAAATATTCTGCCGGCACAAGATGGCGTGTTACCTTGCCGCCAACACCTTGCCCAAAGTGCGCCACAATGCCGGTTACAATGCCGTAGAGGTTTGATACCGCAAGCGTTGGGCGGTTGCTTGGACCTTGTCCGCTAATCTCAAAACCGTCTGCTTTTATCGGGTAAGCTTGGTACTCTTTACCTTGCCACCAAATATTTTCCCGCGTTTGGCTTACGCCGTTGTGAAAACGGTAGATCTCGCCTTTAACATCAGGATCGGAACTGCTAGAGATATGGCGCAAGTCAATTTCCCACAGCTCTAATAATGCGCCTTGCTCAAGTTTAAACAAGTCTGAGCGCATTTCTGTTGGTAGTGGTTTAGGCATATTTGCTCCAATAAAAAACCGCACCCTGTTTCCAAAGTGCGGTCTAAATTTTGTTGTGTTTTATAGAATGTCTAACTGAAATCCTGTTGCTTTAGGGTTGTAGGCTCGAAGGTATTTTAATACGCGCCAGTTATTGCCTTTCTCGTATTCAAATTGCTCTGTAATGCGTGTCAACACATTATGAGCCTGACGGAGAGTGCTGCGATATTCGTAAGCAATATCATGCACCGGTGCGGCATAGTGCGAGCCAATTTGTTTTAATGCAGGGAGAAGATTTTGGCAAAGCTCGGTGCCACGCAATAAAGCAAACCACGCCCACACAAGCTGTTGTAGGTCATGCTCTGTAAATTCACGGATGAATAGCTCATCTTTTTTCTGTTCAGTGATAAGCTCACCTTCAAGCACGATTCTGTGAACATACTCCACCGCTTGCGGTAACTGTTCTAATGTCAAATCTTCGATTGATTCCACATTAAAGCGGTGGTGGATTAAATGGTAAGCGTCAGAATAAATTAAGCCTTTCTTGCTCACCAACATATTCACGGCATTGCGTAGGCCTGTGCGATCATCTACCGTGGTTTTTGATTCATATTTTCCCGTTTTGCGAATTGCCGGCAAAACTTCTGCTGTAACCCATTTTCTAAAACGGTGCGGAACAGATCCTTTTTTAACGGCATCACGGCAGCGTAAGATCAAAGTGTACATTCCGCTTTCGTTGACAATGTTAACTTCACCGCCTCCACCATGCACTTTTGACCGCCCTATGTTAAACATAGACCGCTCATCCTCATCTAGATTTTCCAAGGCTTGACTTGGGTTTTTAATGCCTAAGGTATCGCAAAGATCTTTTGCAACGAACCAAGGCTCATTGTTAATAGATAAAGTGCGGATGGATTTTGATTCAAAATTGAATGTAGAGAGTTGGGTTTGGTTAGACATAATCGTCTCCTTATGGTCTTTTCGATGTTTAGATTGCCCTTAATTAAATTAAGGGTGCCAAGAGGTTCGAAAACCGCCATAAGTCGGTCGGGATTATTCCCCGTTAGGGTATTGTATTCTCCGCCCTCTCGGCATAGATGAAATTGGATTTATGCGTGTTAAGTCTTAATGGCAATAAAACTAAACGAGATCACAAATTTTACGCATAAAAAAACCGCTATGCTGTCGGGAGCGGACTTGCCGCTTATGGTTCTAAGGTTTCGACGCCTTGAGCAGATAACTATCTGCTTGATAAAAATAATAATGAAAAATCCCCTTGGGTGTCAAGGGGCTTTCTTGTAATTATTCACTTTTAATTTTGGGCGTTCGTCTATGGATTACAACTACTTTACTTTTTTCAGGATTTTTCTGTTCAAGCAATTCAACTTTCTTATATTCAATCTTCGTTTCTCTTGCGAGTGCAATAGCAAAACGATATTCAGCATTGGCTTTGGAATTATGTTCGTTAATTTGATTTAATCTTTCTCTCGCTAGTTGCTTTTCTTCCGCAGTAATTAACCTCACTTTTGAACCATTAACATCTCTGATCCATTTTCTACGAACAAAACGTTTTAAATAGCTAGGTGAATCTAAATAATATCGCATAGCACCTCGAACCACTTTTGATAATTCATCATCACCAAGTACGGCAAGCATATCATCGATAATTGTAGGAACTAATGGTTTAGTATCGAAAAAGACATTTGGAAACCGTTCTTTTAACTTAGCTAAATTTGCTTTGATATTATCTCTTCGCCCCATATCTTACCCATAAAAAAGCCCCTTTGTAGTCAAGAGGCTTTATTTGTAAATTTTATCCATGCTTTAGCAATTCTTGCTAGACCGCCCTTTTCATCCTCGGTTAAAACATGATTAATTCCACAACTACTAATCATAACTTTGTTATTTTTCGCAAAAAATTCAAGGTAGTCATCAAACGAATATTTAGCGCTATAAGAGATAGTTTTTTCGTCATTTATTTCTGACTTTACCGAAATTGTTCGTAATTCATTGCCATTAAGAAAAATTGCTGTATCGGGCAAGCATTTACTTTCATTTTTTTCTCTATTTACTGTTAAAGTGACTGAACTAAAATCACCACTTCCTTTTGCATCTGATAACATAATGCCGGCATAGGTGAATGGTTTAGTTTTTGATAATTCTTTAATTTGTAAACTTCCGAAAAAGAAAACGCCTCTGTCATCAATGCGAACAACATCCTCTCCACAAGCGGTCAAAGCCAAAACAACTGCGATTAATAACAATTTCTTCATTATGACACTCACAAATAAAATAAACGAGCGCCCCATTATATTTAAGAAAATTTAAAAATCGTTGAACAAGATCACAAAACCCGAAATTAATCGGGTCTTGTAATTATCCTCGATAGAACGCGCCGCCATTACGACCAAAATCACGTTGAACATTCTCACGATAACGTTCATCCGCAATTTTCTCTATCAATTTAATGGTGATTTCCAAATCATCACCGTTTTGTTTTGATTCAACCTCGGCTTGTGTAGGCACTCCATTATTGATTACATTCACCTTGATATTGCTCGGTTGGTTACTTGTCATTAAAGGTGCAGCATAAGACGACCCACCACCAACGGCACCACCAACAGAAAATCCTTTTGGTTTGGCTTTGGTTTGGTAGTTAAGGTAATTCAAAAAGTCCACCCCTAAAAGCGATGTTGCCTCTTTTGTCATTACATATTCGCCTTTATGTACCAATCCGGCTGGTTGGTATTTGCCTCCAATACCGGTAAACCCACCCTCATCAAACCCGACAAGTCCGCCGACATAGCGCTCATCGATCGAACCGACAATGCCGCCGTCGGATTTACCGCCAAACATAGATGACACCGCTTTAAAGATCATCATTTTGATCGTCATTTGGATAATATCTTTAATGATAGATTTTGCCAAAGAACCAAAATCAGCTTTCCCGGTCATCACCAAGTCAG